TCCATCCCCATTCAAGTTTTCTATACTATATTTATTACTTATAATAATACTTTTCATGTTTAGTCTCGCTTGTAGTTTGGTTGATTAACAATTTGTTCTTTAGCCTTTTCTGTACAAGGTATTATCTCAATAACGTTAGTTAAAAATACTTCGTCAACGGGCATAGCATATTGATTTTCTGCTTCTTTTCCTTCTTTAAAACCAGTAGTAGCTAAAGCAGAAAGTGTAAACTCACTCCACCAACGCGATAGACGCCGCGCATCTTTAACCACCATTCTTTCTCCGTAGTTTTTTAAGTCTACCCATCCCGCCCAAACTCCTGCTGAATAAGTCCGGACAATACAATAGGTTAATCCTTTGTTGGTTTTTGCTTTAGTCGGGGTGACATCACTTACTTTGATAAATTCTTCTCCGTTAATTGTTATTGTTTTCATATATTATTTTTTATTTATCTAACCCCTTGGACTTGAGGGTGGGGAGGTAGTTTTCTGCAATTTCAATATATCGGCGATTGCTTCCTCCTTGATTTTGTGCAACATATCCTTTTGCAAACGGTAAGATTAGGAATACTACTTTCTGCCCCTCTTCCCTCTCCTCCTCCACCGCCTCCTGTACTTGCTGTTCTGCGTAGGATTGAAGTGCTTCTTTTACCCATTCCTCTATAAGTTGACCATTAAACCCAGTTGAAAAAACAACTCCACCATCTTCTCCTTCACTGTAATAGTTTTCGGTAAACTCTTTTTTGTAATCCTCAATACTCTTGTGTGTGTTTGGTTGAGTCATATATTTACTGATTCAAAAGTGAATAATCTGGTTCGCCAATACGATTCCATACTCTGTTCTCAGCATCGTGAATATAGCCGCAAGCCTTTAGAAACTCAGCTCTATCAGGTAATGGTTGTCTAAAGTTGACTAATAAGAACCAGTGGTACGAGCTTACTATTATTGTAAATAAAACCCATAGGACTATGTTTTTCATACTAATCAAATATTGTTATTTCTAGTTTAGTCATACTACCTTACCTTAAGTAAATTCATTACAATCCAAAAGGGGCAAGTGAAAATAATCTGCATAAATATTATTCTTACCCCAATATTAGACGGTATGATACCCCAAATAGTTAATACTGCTACTATTGGTAGTGCGGTGAAAATACCAACAATCAGTAGTCCTTCAATTATGCCATGAATTATTTCTTTCATACTACTCAAACATCCCAATTAAATTGTCTGCGCCAATAATAAACTCAATTACTACCCAAGCGATAAACATCGGTACAGCTATCGCAAGTAGTATCACTAACCAGTCTGTCTTAGCAGGGTAGTGTTCCATGTTCTCTTCCCAAGATGATTGTTCTATGTGTTTGTTTTTCATATAGTTTTACTTCTCCACCTTTTAATAGCTCCCTTCTTTCCCCACTTTTGCCTATCCTCTTTACTTGGTTGTTTTCTTCCTTGTTGTAATACTCTTCCGGCTAAAGCTTTACTGATCTTAACTTCATTCCCACACTCTGGGCACTTGCAAGTAATTACTAGTTTCATACTAAGCTTCTCTAGGACGTTGTACTTCTTTTAATTCGACTCCAGGGATTATCACTCCTGACTTTAACACTTGCTTTATAAGTGCTGTCTTTATCTCAATCTTTAAATACATATCTGGTATTTGTTTCAGATCAAGCACCACCACTTCATAATCAGTAACAAACCTAGTATTACCAACTGTCTTATCGACAGTATCAAGGGAAGCTAATTTAGCAACGGCAGTTTCTAACTTTAACTTCCCTTTACCTTCACCGATCCTAGCAGCGATCTTTTCTTCTTCTTCTCTTAATCGTTTAGTCTCAGCTGTCTGATAATCAGACATCTGCTTATCAAGATACTTGATAACCGCTTCCGCTTTTTCTTCCATTGGTTTAAACCTAGCTCGCTCAGCCTTGAGAGCATCATTGAGTGGCTTGGTCACTTTTTCTTTTTCTTCAGTCAAGTCTTTAAGATACTTCTTGACTTGACTCCTTAGATCAGAAGCCTTTTCCATCGTTTTTTTATCGACAACCGCTAAGGCTAAAGCAGTGCTTATAATAATATCTTTACTCATAATCATAAGGATCACTAAACTCGACTCGTTCTAAGGCTTCTTGTAAATAATTAAGCCTTAAAAAATCTTCACCCTCTCTTGCTTGAATAATACTTTGCTCTAAATCTCGGAGAACCATTGTTTGTTCATCCATAATATTTATTGATTAACCAGTAACAGTATTATTATAGCTTACGTTAGGTAGTTTAAAAGTGGATAAATAAATAAGACATCATTTCCATAGATAGTCAAGTTTCTTAATATCTTCCAGGGAAGTAACTACATGATATTCAGCATTATGTCGGTAACATCGATCCCTAAAGAGTATCTGATCGACACTAAGCTTCCCCTTACTAGTCTTAATCTCAATCCCGACAAAAATACCACCACACTGCTTACTTGTCGCTGGGGTGATGGCGATAATGTCCGGTACACCTTTTAAACCAACATGAGCACGATAGTTGTTTAACTTCTTATCATATACAGCCTGATTGTTCTGTCTCCAGCAAAAAATTCCTTTACGTAATAGATAGTTCAACACTTCTGTCTGAATCTGACTTTCAGTCTTTTTTATACTCATAAGTCTTTTTGCGTCTAAACGCTAATCCTTTTATCTTTGCTTTATACTCTTGTAATTCTTCTGGCCGAAGAAAGATCCAACTAAAATCAATCTCAGGGAAAGGCATGACAAACTCAGGTATACCATCCTTACCAGGCCAAGGATAGTTTTCCCGACACCAAGTAAGGTGGGGTGAAGGTGTAGCCACTACTACTGGTCTTAACCCATACGTTAAAACTCCTTCTTGGTTCTTAACTAAGATCTTTTTGTTCTTATGAATCCTAGCAATAGCGTTGTCAAACACTCCTTGTTCTATCCCTTTTACCCTCGCTCTTTCCTTCAGAGCTTCATAAGTAACACCTTCATTCTTAGCGATATAAGCTACGATCTTGGTTGATAAACTAACTGGGTCTAACATAAGTACTGCCCTACCATCCTCTCGGTGGATGACAGGGCACTACTTACGTAGTGCGAGAAAAGATTAGAAGTCTTCCTCATCTTCCTTCTTTTCTTCATCTGATTCAACAAACGGCTTGATCAAATCATTTTCTACTAGATATTCTTGTAGCCAGATATTAACACTAGCGAAATGCAACTTCCATTTTTCGTTGTTGTACTTCTCCGCTTTCTTCTGATCAACAGTTGGATAACCCTTGACTGGGTAGCTATAGGTCTTAGTGTCTTCATCGTAGAGCTTGAAGTAACTCTTTATCTTTTCTCCATCTTGCTTAATCGTCACGCCTTGTACTCGACGATCCTTGTTCTTCTTATCTGGGAAAGAATAAACAGTGAAGTCTACTTCCTTAGTCAAGTCTAGGTTAGGCAAAGCTTCCATGAAGGACTCACCATAACGTGAGTTGGCTTTCAAAGACAAGACAAATTCATTTTCATCTTCGTCCTTTATATCAACTAAGATGTTGGTCCCGTAGTCTGACTCGTAAAACTTAATGTCAGTAACAAACCCAACAATCCCTGGGTAACTATATTCCCACTTCTCAATAGAAGTACCATCCTCCTTTTCGTGGACCCGAAGCTTAGCTCCTTCAGCTCCCTCTTCAGCTTTCTCATGCAACTTACCATCCTTTAAGATGTATAAGTAACGCTTTTGATCTTTGTCAGTTTTTAATCCCATATTTTATTACGGCCTTACGCCCTTATTATTGATTACTAATTATTAACTTCTTCCTCATTCTTAATGATACTCTCTTCCTGTATGTCGTCAATGGTGGAAAACTCCCGTTGGTTATGGTCGTTTGTCCAGTGAGCGTTCTTAGTAAACCAAGCTCGATACTTGTCATTTATCTCCTCTTCGACATGCAACCTTTCTGTTAAGGAGGAGATATGATCTACCGCCCTTAGGTACATGTCACGGTAGTCTTCTGCTCGCCTTTTTAGTGTCTCTAAGTCTTCACTCATAGTCTAGTCTTAACATACGCTTCCATATCCTCAACCGTCTGCTTAATATATAAGGCATACTTCGCTACCTGTAAGCTAGTTCGGCTAGTCGGAATCTGAATAAACGTCGGCTCCTTCGGCATCTTGTAAGTCACTCCTTTGATCTCTACAGGGATGTAGTTTAAGAACATCGTCACTTCTTCTGGTTTAACCTTATCTTGAAGTAACAATAAGAGAGCATACATTTCAAACTGTTTATGTTCATCAACTGATTGTTGATTCCATTTCTTAGTATTAGTAGTAGTTTTATTTTCGTTTAAAATCTTAGTGTCCGGACAGTAAAAGTCTGCGTACCCCACCAGTTTTATATCGTCTAAGTCAGCTCGCATCTCGTACTCTTTAATCCCTGGTAAATCCATCTGGGGTACTAAGTTGTTTTCTGTCCCTATGCTGTCCCCGACAAGGGTTCCAAAAGCCATGGCTTGATTCTCCTCTTTTGGTAGACCTAGAATATAATTGTCATACCATTCGTCTTTACTCCATTCCCATGAAGAAAAAAAACTAAACGAAGCTGGACGATCTTGGAAACGGTCGGTAAATTTTTTATAAGCATCTCGGTTTTTCACCTAAGTAGTGTAGTTTATAAAAGTCTAGCTATCAAGTGTTGATAACCTTGATTTGTAACTGTCCCCGACGTTGCAAGATCTTTATGGTCTTAGCAACCATTTCTTTACGAACAGTATCGTACCTTTCTCGTCCGTCAGCATTGATTGAGTAGATGGTGGTCATATATTAATTATTAATCTTTGTATACCCATAGTCTCCATTCCCCGCTTTTAGGATCCCAATAATAAATTTTATTATCTTCTCCTAGACCATAAACTCCACCTTCTATATTTTCATTATAGCCAGTAATATCAGTTGTAATTTGTGTTATTTTCATATTAATTTTGCTTAACCCACTTAGGTTTCCAATCTTCTGGCTTCTTTGCAATTATTCTACTAATAGTTGAACGATCTGCATCACGTAATATGTAAGCAATATCTTCTTGAGTATAATCTTGTAATGATAAAGCCCAAATTAACTCAATTCTTTTTTGTTCTAATAACTCTTTCACTAGTTCTTGTTTATTCATATTGTGCATTATATCAAGTAATTATGCACTAAGCAACGTGTACTTATACACATATTGTTAACTTGCGTTCTGTGCTACAGATAACTTATAATTTAAAAGATTTAACAAAAACTAATTATGACACCATCTCAATTTTTGAAACACTTTCCTAACCATTTAATTGTTAATCCAAAAGAAAATAGTAAAGATGGGTGGTCTAAAGTTTCTCGCTCTTTACCAAAGACACAAGAGGTTGGCCGGGCTGTCTATTTTACTCCTAATGGTTTTGAAAAACTTAATCGCGAAGAAGAATCCGTAACACAATTTAACTCTGTATATATTGATATTGATTGTCCTAAAATTGATGGAAAAAATCAGTCAAAAGAAATAATTGAAGATTATATAAAAAAGAAAACGGGAGAGATTTTTACCACGCTAGAACCTAGCTTTATTGTTAGGACAAAACATGGCGCACATTTTCATTTTTTACTAAAGGAACCAGTAATTGTTACTGAAGAATCTAAAAGGAATTACATACATGTGATGGATAACATGGTGAAGTTTTTTAATAGTGATGCCGGGGCCAAGGGTATTAATCGAGTATTGCGTGTTCCTGGATATAAACATTATAAAGATGTTAATGATCCTTATGATGTGCATCTGACTTATGAAGATCTGACGGTTAAATATGAGCTAAGTGATATTGCTAAAACAATTGGTGTAGAATACCCCGCTCCAGTTAAAGAAGAATTAAATGCAGTTATTGGTACTTTTACTGATGATATTGAAAAGCGGCTAGAGAAGATGTTAAAACATGATAATGTCCGTCAACTTTATGATGGTGATATTAGTAACTATGATGATGATTATTCAAGAGCAGACAGTGCTTTATGTTGTCATTTAGCTTTTTGGTTTGAAAAAGATCCAACAGTGATGGAACAAATATGGTTGCGATCTCCATTAGGTAGTCGAGACAAAACACAAAAACGCATTGACTATCGAAAACAAACGATTATGAAGGCGATTGGTATTACCACTGAAGTCTATCAACCAAAAAATAATAAGACTGAGACAAGAAAACAATATGAGAGGATCGCTTACCAGAAAAAACTTCAAGAGGAAAATTGGGATGATAAAGAATGGGTAAAAGAATTAAATCAATTAAAAAATACTTATGCTTTAGCTTTTCATCACTTTTTAGCTGAACAACATCCGTATTTACTTTATGAAATTGGTGATGATAAATCATATTGGGAATATGATGAAAAAGAAGGAATTTATAAAGAATTATCTGCTGTTTCAGCTCGGGGATTAGTATTGGCCTTATTAGAAAAAGAAGATTTATTAAGTAGAGCTACTGAATCGTTTACTAAAGATGTGTTGGCCCGTTATCGGGCCAATTACCCTGACCGGGGAAAATTATATGATGATTTTGATAATAATGATTCCGTGTTTCATGCTAATAATGGGTGGGTACACCTAACAACTTTAGAGTTTACCCCTCATTCACCAACATTTTTTAGCCGTATAAAGTCACCAGTTGACTATATTTCGGGTGCAGATTGTCCTAATTATGACAAATTCCTTGATGAAGATTTACGAATCAGCCAGGATAAAGTACGAGTTATTAGACAATTTAGTGGTTTAACTTTAACTAATGATATTAAATATCAAAAAATGTTAACCTTGGTAGGTAAACCTGGTTGTGGTAAATCCACACTACTTGACTCTTGGGGTTTGGTTTTAGGTAAAAAAGCGATAGAAAAAAAGTTAACTGAACTTTCAGGAGATTCAATGAGATTTGCTGGTAGTCAATTTGTTGGTGCTACTTTATGTTGGTTTGATGAAGTTGATGTAAAAAAAGCCGAAATGGGAAATTCCCTTGGTACTCTTATTACTGGTCAACACGTTAATGTTGAGCGTAAAGGGATAAACGGAATTGTTAAAGCTCGAAACACAATTAAGTGTGTATTGACAGCCAATAGTTTACCAATGATAGCGGAATTAGGTATTTATCGTCGATTAATAATGATTAACCTTCCACGATCTTTTACTGCTTACGAGGAAGATGATAAAGAAATGCCTATCAAACTAGCTAATGAAGCTTCTGGTATTTTAAATCGAATGATTGAAGGATTACAAGACTTGCGTAAAATGCGAGGTTTTACCTTAATTGAAGGCCATGACGAATTGATTGAACAATATAAAGCACAAAGTAACACCCTTGCTGAGTTTCTTGATACTTTTTTTGAACCAGCCAGCGAAGATTATTTTATTGAAACAAATGATTTATATAGTGCTTACCAGCATTTTGCCGAAGGAAGTACATTTACAAGAGTTATCACCCCTCAGAAGTTTGGTCGTCTTTTAGCTGCACAACCTCTTCACCGCTTTGATTGTATTGTTGCTAAAAGGACAAAAACGAGTCGAGGTTGGACTGGATTGAGATTACAAACAGGATACAAGTTTGAAGACGAAAGTAAAAAAATTGTACCGGCTTTTACTCAGGAAGTTGACTTTTAATAAATTAGACCACAGGTGACATTACTTTGTCAAATAGACCCTTTTTAACGGGTAACTAATGTCACCAAATGTCACCAAAACACCCTTTACAATAGGGTGTTTTCATTGTAAAACTGTTTTTGGTGACATTAATAATGTCATTTGGTGACATTATGGAATTTATAATGTCACCAGCTTTTTGTCCTTATTTATAGCCACAATATTACTCCTGGGTGACATGATGACATTACTTTTGGGATTGATAAAAAAATAATAAAAAATAGTATTTATATATAGTTGTGGCGGACTTCCAAACTAATGTCACCCGTCACCTTTTTTATTGTTTTTTTACGAGTATTGCCCCAGAGTGGGGGTAGTGTGCTATAATTTTAGATATGATAAAAAAAGCAACTTGGGCTACGCCCGTGAAGAAAGCTTACCAGTCACCTAACCCGATTTTGCGGGAAGTTCCAATTAAAAGTAAAAAAGTTAAGAAAGTTAAGGGAGCCGGTCGTGGTCGAATCAAGCAATATGGTGATGCTGGTTATATGCCTTCTACTGGTAAAGGGGTAGGGTATTAGAAATGACAAAAAGAAAGCCTAAACATTTACATAGACCTGACGGTAGGCCAACTAAATACTCTGAGAAGATGTTGGCGATGGCTTGGGAGTATGTGGAAAGTTGTACTGACGAGATTTATGATTACATGACTGGTGAATCAATCGGTGCGACAAGTCAAAGTAATTCTTGGCAACAGAAGGTTCGTGTAAGGTTGCCGACATATGAAGGGCTATGTTTAAAGTTGCAGATAGATGATGCAACAATGTATGATTGGGCTGAAAAATACCCAGAGTTTTCCGTGACGGTAGAGACAATCAAGCGAAAACAGAAGGAAATGTTGATTGCTGGTGGGACCTCTGGACTCTATAACCCAATGATAACTAAGCTTTTATTGTCGGCTAATCATGGATTGTCTGAAAAAACAGAGATTGATCACACTTCTAAAGGAAAAGCAATTAATGGCGTTGGTTTAATTCTAAGTAAAGCCTATGGCACTGAAACTGACGAAGACGGAGGAGAAGCAGCTTGAACGTTGTCTTTCGATTGCTAAGCAAGCTGGTGTACCGAAAGATCAGGCAGAAAAGTTTGTTGGCTCTTTATATATTCCCTTACCTTGGCAATGGCGTTTTCATGCTGCCGCAAGAGAAGCGGATATGTCTTTTGGCCCGGTGATGATCGGGTGTGGTGGTGCTCGTGGTCCTGGCAAGTCACACGCTGTCTTATCACAGATTGGACTTGATGATTGCCAACGTGTTTCTGGGTTGAAAGTATTGTTTTTACGTCAGACAGGTAAGGCAGCCAAAGAATCTTTTGAAGATTTGATTAGTAAAACTCTAAAGGGGAAGGTGTCATACACGTATAAGGCTGGTATGTTGAGGTTTCCTAATGGTTCTAGGGTGCTTTTAGGTGGCTTTAAGGACAATAAAGACATTGATAAGTATGTTGGTATTGAGTATGATTTGATTGCGATTGAGGAAATCAACCAATTAACGGAAGAAAAAGTGGAAAAACTTAGAGGATCGCTTCGATCTTCCAAAGAAGATTGGAGGCCAAGGCTTTATGCTTCGTTTAACCCTGGTGGAGTTGGTCACGGGTATGTAAAAAAGTGTTTTGTCCTACCGTTTTTAACTGATACTGAAGCAGAAACACGGTTTTTTCCTTCTACTTATCGGGATAACCCATTTTTAAACAAGGAATACACGCAATATCTTGAATCTTTACAGGGACAGCTAGGGCAAGCTTGGCGTGATGGTGACTTTGACATACTTGCTGGGCAGTTTTTCACTGAATATCGCTCAGAAATACATGGGATTGAACCATTTGACATCCCATTTGATTGGAAACGAGTTTGTTCTTTGGACTATGGTTATGGTTCGTATAGTTCGCTAGGGTGGTGGGCTATTTCTCCAAACAATGAGTATATTCGTTATCGAGAGCTTTATGTGTCGCAGAAATCATATAGTGAATTGGCTAAGGAATATGTGTCTAGGACTAACAAAAATGAGAATATAAGCCATATTGTTTGTGATCCAGCGATCTGGAATAAAGATGGGCATGATGAGTTTGGTTTTTCTGGAGCAGAAATCTTTGAACGAAAGGTAAAAGAGTTAACAGGGAAGACTCCGCAACTGGTGAGGGCTAATAATGATCGGGTTCAAGGTTGGGCAGTAATGCGAGAAGATTTAAAGGTCTTTCCAGGTCAAGATGGCTCACCTACTGCTAGAATAAAAGTTTTCAACACTTGTTTTGATTGGCATCGAACGATAGAATTACAAGTACACTCTGAAAGAAATCCAGAGGATTTAGATACTGACTTGGAGGATCACGCTATGGATGAGACACGATACTTGTGTATGGATCGTCCTAAGCCAGCTGTAACGTCGGCACAAAAAGAAGACTTATTATTTAAACAAGCAATGAAGCGGAAAAAAGAACAAGGTTTATCAGGTAAATCAAGATTAGTTTATGGATAAAAAAATATTACCAGTAGCCGTCGGAGAGTTTGTGTTTGTTAAACATGAGCCAAGAGAGACTGAGCAAACAACACAGGCTGGCATTATTGTGACGGTTTCTGATCGGCAACGAGATGGAGATGTGGTGAATCTTGCTAAAGGCACTTTGATTAGCTTTGGTAATAGTGTCAAAGATATTAATGCTAAAGTTGGGGACACAATTTTTTATAATCCTTATGATAGTCAGTCATATTTTGAGGGTGAGGAGCGTTACGACACTATTCATATGAGCTTAATTAAGGCGGTTTTACCATGCGAAGATTAATTATAAAGTGGGCTATAGTTTTTTTAGAAAAATATCTTAACCTACCAGTTATTGAAGATGGTTCAAAGATTCAGGACTTTATGGAGAACACCTGGGCGCATCAGGGGTTTAGAGATTATGTAACTAAAAGAAATAATGAATTGATTTATGAAGCGGCTGGGGGTTCTGGTATGCAAGCTTTAGATCGGACAAAGTATATTGAATTGGTGGGAAGGAGACTAGAGATATTGTATTTTGCAACCTTAGCAAAGAAATCCTTTGCACTTAAAGATCAACAGAAACGGGGGAAAACTGGTATTGACAGCATTAACACTTAGTCTTTTGCATGGTATACTCTAGTTAGAGATAAATTCTCTCTGGGTCACGACCAGATAACGTGTTTTAACAGGTTTAACCCTTACCTTGAAATGCAAAAGGAGATACCAAGCGTCTTATCAACAACTGAACCAACACCTTCTGAACCGGAAGTAGTTGAAACTATTGAAGAGGAAGAAGAACAAGTTGAAGAAGTTATTGATAAAAAAGATCCTTTAGATGTGATCGCTGATCCAGAGGAATTACGTCGTGAAGCGAAGAAGTATCGTGGGATAGCTTCACGAAAAGGTGGTACTGAACTGGTCCAAAAACCAATTTCAGATTCACCATACATTACTCGTGAAGAAGTTTACGAGAATAATCGTAAAGCAGCTCTTGATGAACTTTCAAATATTCCTGATAATGATCCGTTAGCTGAAATCAAGAGAGAAATTGACGATAATTGGAGCGAAGTAATAAGTTACTATAGCCCAAGAAACGGTCAAAAAACTACTGAAGACATCTTAGAGGACATCTATGATGCCCACCTTGTCTGGAAAAGACGTACTGGTGGTAGATCTTCAGATGATTCAGCTCGTAATTTACAAAAGACAGTGGTTACTCAACCTACTGGGAGTAGTACTGATAATAAAAAAGAACCTGAAAAGAGTACTTTTTTCAAAAAAGGTACACCACCTAGTGAATGGTATAAAAAAAAGGATTAACTTATTCACTTTAACAAGTTAATTTATGGCTTTTGAACCCGTACAATACGATGAGGGGAAGACTGTAAAGTTGCCATTTTCAACCGGTGAAACCGTTGTTCGTGGTGGCGCAGTAGTAGCTGATACTGATGGTTACTACATCATGGCTGGTAGCTCAACCGCTACCGATATTTATTACGTGGCACTTGAAACTGTAACTACTACAGCAGATGGAGACATGGTTCTCTGTCTTCGAGTCCATGATAAGGTCATCTTTGAAGTCGACACTGATGCTAATCCTGCTCGAACTGATGTTGGGACACTATGTGATCTAGCTTCTGTTTCTACAGCTAATCCGGATGCAAGTACAAACGATCTTTTCTACATTGAAGATATTGTAGGTGCTGTTGCTGATAAAAAGATCCGTGGTTTCTTTGTAGATGGAGTTGGTAATTCTTAATAGCTAATAACAAATAATTATGGCTCTAAAAACCACTGATTATCCTAAGTTGACTCAAAAACTTAATGAAGTTTTTAACGAGGCAGCTGAAAATGGTGTGGAAGGATGGATCGGTCAACAAATCTTTGATGTTGTTGACACTGATTGGAAAACTTACGATTACCTAGTAATGCACGGTGCTGGAAACCTACAACAGGTTGCTGAAGGTGCTGAGCTACCAACTACTTCTTCTAACGAAGGAGATAGCGCAGCTTGGACACAAAAGCGCTTTGGAGAGAAAATTTCTATTACTAAGGATATGCGTATGTTTGATCGTTACGATCAAATGGAAGAGGCGGTACAGTCTGTAACTGAAGAAGCCTTTAACAAGATCGATCAGTCAATGGCTGATGTTCTACTTAACGGTTTTACTGGTACTACTTACACTGACGTTTTTGGTCAGACAGTTTCTAATCTAGCAGTTGATGGTGTTGTACTTTTTAGTGCTTCACACACAAATAACATCAACTCTAACACTTTCCGAAACCTTATCCGCAACAGTGTAGGAACAGCTAACCCTGGTCTTTCACGAGATGCGATGGTAAAGGCTCGTGCTGATGCTCGAAAGTACAAGGACCCTGCTGGTGTTAATCGCCCAGTAATGCTTGATACTTTGATTGTTTCTGCTGGTAATGAGGATCTTGCGGAACGTCTTGTGTATTCACAAGGTGTAGCTGGAACTCCTAATATCGACATTAACCCAATTAAAGGAAAGATCAAGAATATTATTGTTTGGTCTAAGTTGGATGAAAATTCGGCTGGTACTGATACTTCTGCTTATTGGTTTATGGCTGATAGTCGTAAAGTAAAGAAGAGTCTTAAAGCTCCTTTTGCTCAACGACCAATGATGCACGAAGCTGAGAACGTAACTGAAACACAAAACTGGTTGTATCCTTTGGATGCTTATTATGTTCTTGGTCTTGGTTATCCTTCAGCTATCTTCGGATCGACTGGTGCAAACTAAATTTATTAGTTAACGATTAGCGTATGCTTAATTGGACACAACTTACAGCACAAGGACGAGCGAAAGATATTGGTATTGCTTGGACTGAAGAGGAACAAGAAGCTTTAGCTACTTTAATTAAACATTCTGGATTGGAACGAGCAGAAATTGCTCGTTTCGTCCGAGAAGGTGTATTAACAGTTGAAGCTTATGAAGCCGCAATTGGTTCTGGTAAGAAACCATCTAGTCGTTCTGAGTTGGAAGAAAGAGCAAAGGAGGCAGGGGTATCTTTTGATGCTGTTGCTCCCGATTCTGTGTTAGAGACAGCTACCGCAAAAAAGTTAAAATCTAAGAAATAAATATGAACTATAATAAATTTCTTGTTGGGTTTGCGGTCGTGATTTCTCTAGTAAGCCTTTATGTGGCAACACGAGAAGATGCAGCGGTTGGTACATCTTATGATGGTTCAATCATTACTAATCCTTTCACTTTTGAAGCAAATATAAAGGCACAAGGAGGGCTAAACTATGAAGAAGTTTACGAGGCTGTTACTACTAGTAATACACTAACAGTCGCAGAAAGCGGACTTACTTCATATTTAGCGACTGGGGGGACTTCAACTCTTCCCGCGGTAGCATCTTCAGCAGGAGTCGTATTACGATTCGTAGTGGCTGATGCAATTACAGCCTCAACTAGTGTTGTTTCGGCTGAGGGGGATAATATCGAAGGTTCAATGATTGTAGCAGGGGCAGTAGTTGATTGTAATGCTAACGATGAAATTCGTTTTGTCGACAATCTTGAAAATGTTGGTGATTATGTAGAACTTAGGTCTAATGGAACTAAGTGGTTTGTTACTTCGAGTAACGCTTTAACTGCATCATCATTGACTTGTTCTGGGTAATCCTTGCTCTACTTTGTCCCTTTGGGGACAAAGCTAGGGTTGGGATTAAATTATAAGAGTTAATATTGAAAATATGAATGGATCAATAACAAAAGGGACCTATCATTTAAGTACACCGCTTAATGCTGTTACAGCAACCACTACTTCGGAAGAGATCGTGATTGCTGGTGCGAAGAAAGTGTCATTTATGTTTACTAGAGCAGCTCATGGCTCTGGATCTTCAGCTTTCTCAGTAGAAGTCTCTCTGGATGGTACCACTTATGTGGCTTACAATAAGCTTATTTCTAACGCAACAAATACTAATGGGCAGACTTTGACTCGAGTAACGTCAGTATCACTTGCTGCTAACGGTTCAGCTTTTGCTACAATGGATCTTGAGCACGATGCAGTGTACTCGATCAGGGTGACAGCAACGGAAACAACTGACGGTACACATACTGCTCAGATGTTAGTAGAATATTAAACTTAAAATATCATGCAACCCTTGATCCAACATAAAAATCGTACAGTCAGGGTTGACCAAGTACGAGTAGCTGAAAACGCTTTAGCTAAAACCTACCTTAATGCTAACATGGCAGCGTCTTCAGGGACGCTTACGGTGAAAGATATAGCTGGTTTTGCCGTCGGAAAGTATGTGTGGATTAATCCTTTTCGACCTAATTCGGAAATAATTGCAGTTCACTCCTCAACTGCTCCTTCAGGAAGTACAATTACTTTAGCTTCTAATACCTCTTTCGCTCACTCAGTAGGGGAGGAGGTACTTTATGTGGAATTTAATCAAGTAGTTATTAGTCACGCCGCTACTCTTGGTGGGTCTAAGTCTGATTTAGTAACTACAGGACTTTTAGCTAGGGAAAAAGAGTATCGTTATTTAGATGTGTCTCAGACTTCTGGTTATTATTTTGCTCGCTTTAAGGATTCAGTAGCCACTCTTTACAGTGGGTATAGCGATGGTATTGAATATGGTGGCTGGGACGCTAACACCGTGGGATACATGATCGACTCTGCCTTGCAAGAGATTGATGTTGAATTTTCTGAAAGGCTTACAATCCAAGATTGTCTCCGTTGGATAAATAAGGGTCTTCGAGAAATTAAAGGTAAGCTACGCAAATGGCCGGAACATACAGTATCAGATTATGTAGCTGGTCAAACGTTAAGAGGAACAAATGTTGTTACATTACCGACTAATATTTATGATAATGAAACTAATCGTTCTATCCTAGCAGTTAGAATTGGAGATAACTGGACTTTAGATTTTATTGATACTAGTGCTTTTGATGAAGTGGTAGGTGATGTTAATAAAACTCAGGTTCGAACCCAAGCAACTTCTGGATCAACTACTTTGGAAATAGATAATTCATATGATTTTGATGACAGTGGTACTGTAACTGTTTATATTAGCGGAACTAAGTACGATATTACCTACACCGGGGTAACAAGAAGTGCTACAGCCGGAGTTTTGACTGGTATTCCAGCATCAGGGGAAGGGTCTATCACTGTCACTATTCCGGTAGATACGTATGTTTGGCAGGATGAAACGGAAGGAACACCACTCTTTTACACAATTAGGAATGGAGCTTTAGAGTTTTGGCCATTGGTTGACGCTGAATTAGATAATCAAAACGTCTACATGGACTATAACGCTCAAGTTACAGCAGTTGATGGTGAGGGAGACACTATTGATTTTCAACGATACGACATGCTAGAAGACTATTTAACTTGGAGAGTGTGGTGTTTTAGTCAAAATAATGGTGCTTTGGATCGATCTAACCATTACTATTTACAATTTAAAGAAAGTTTGAATGACGCTATAAGGACAACTGTATTACCAAGAAAGATAACTAGACCAAGGATTAATCGTATCATTATTTAATATGGCTCAACTTCCACAACCAGCAAAACTATCAGACTTTATGAGCGGGATGGTGTCTGATGTTAGCGATACTATTGCTCCCGGTAACTCGGTGGCCTTAGCATTAAATGTGGATTTTGACCGTATTTTAGGAGCAGTTACTTCCAGACTTGGGACTAGTATTGTTGGAAGTCAGCTCGTCGATAATAAGAACATCTTAGGACTATATCAACATGTTGACCCTACTAATGCGAGTAATAACTTACTCTTCGCAGCGCTTAATGTTTCTAATAATGCGACTGCGACTATTAAAAACGTACTTACCGGCTCTGATGTGGTTACAGGGCTTACGGCTTCGACTAAGGTTAGATTCCTTACGTATAACGGTGAAACACTGGCTATCAATGGGGCTGATGCTGAACGCGCTTGGAATGGTTCTTCTTGGATTACTACTGGCGGGGTATTCGATTTGGGGGATTTCCCAACTACTAATGATGCTAATTTAGTTATTGAATTTCTTGACCGGATTTATGTAAATGATTTGACAGAACCAGCAAGAGTACATTATTCAGGCATTTTTAGCGGTACTGCGGTGGCGTGGGCCGGAGATTATGTGGATATTGAACCAGAAGATCAGGGGGGTAGGATCACCGCTTTTGCTAAAGTACCAGGTTACATTCTCTTCTTTAAAGAAAGATCCCTCCATCGTTGGAATTTTAGTTCGGCTTTTCCGGAATCATTGGTGCAGATTGGTACACCTTCTCAAGAGTCGGTAGTACAAAGTGGAGGTTTGGTCTTTTTCTACTCAAACTCTAGTGATGATGCTAAAGGTTTCTATGTCACAAATGGTGGTCGTCCTCAATCTATTTCTAAGGACTCTTCAAGGACAATCAATAAGTTTGTTCAAGCAATATCGTCTTCTAATGAAGCGGATATTGCTGCGGTCGCTACTGATAGCACTATTTTATGGAGTGTTGGGGATCTAACAGTAGACGGTGAAACTTATACTAACGTTGTGTTTAGGTACAATCGGGTAATGAATCAGTGGAGTATCCATTCTTACCCAAGTCGTTTTATGGTATTTGCTAATTATCTAGTAAGTGGGGTAAATACTCGTGTTGGAGGGGACAATGACGGTACAATCTATCGCGTAGAAGTGCCTGGAGTCTATGCAGATAACGGTGTAGATATCCCCTGGAGGATTGTGACGCAAGAAGAAAGTTTTGGAACAAACCGAATCAAAGCCTTTTTTAAGGATATGTATGTTCGTGGTAAGAATCTTAACGATATTAAGGTTAATATGATTACCAATGGGGATTACACTACTAGAAAACCGGTTGGACGACCGAAAATCTTTGAAAGAATACTGGCTACTTTAGGAGTTGATAATAAGATTCAAGGGAACACTCTAGCTATAGAAGTAAGTGGGTCTACTCTTAATGCTCAATCAGTAATAAAAGAGATTGAGATTGCGGGGGTAGATATTAAAGATAACTATGTTTCCTAAGCCATATGACATTGACCAATTACTGACAGATTCCCCGGTTTATCGTGCTATGCAAGAGCCGGTGCCGGACTTTGTTGAAACTGGAGGAGACGGTGTATCCCCAGGATCGCTAGGTTCAGGAGGATTAGTGGGCAACATGACTGTCCAGGACGGGTTTTTGCAGTCTAGTAACTACGTAGCCGGCACTACTGGCTGGCAGTTGACTCCAACCGGTGGTGACTTTAACTTTGCCATCCAAGCTGACGAGGTTCATGTACCTGATATAAATACAACTGCTAACTCAGCTCATATCGATAGTGACGGAGACACTTGGTGGGGGACTACAAAGACTAATTTTGACGCGGATAATAACAACGCTCTAGCTTATATATTAAAGACAGGAGTCGCTAAATTTCAGTCGGTCATCCTTTCTGGTTCTGTTTCTATTTCAGGAATTGCGAATAATACAGCTACTGATATTTCATTACTTGAAAAGACTCATAATTTAGTCTTCAGTGTTACTGACGCTAACACAATTGCTTGGACTTCAGGTACAGTGACACTTTCTAACGGTCGAACGTTCAGTATTTCTTCAGGCAATACTGGCAATATGTCAGCTCTGACTTATATTTATATTGATCCAGCAGTTTCTTCAACTGTTTTACAGACAACTACGACTTACTCTACTGCTACAGGTAATAATAAAATATTAATTGGAACAGCGCAAAATAACACTGTAACTGCATCATACATCCCTTATGGCCCAGGACAGCCGTTAATCGACGGTGCTAATATCGGCGCATTATCTATTGTGGCTGCAAATATAGCTGCTTCAACGATTACTGCTTCAAAAATGACAGTAACTCAACTCTCAGCAATATCGGCTGATATGGGAAGTATCACCGCAGGAACAATCGTTGTACCTAGTGCTGGGTACATTCGTTCAGGACAGACAGCTTTCAATACGGGCACAGGATGGTATATTGGAAATGATAGTGGTACACCGAAGTTATCTATAGGTAATTCAAGTAATTACATGAGGTGGAATGGTTCTCAGTTAGAGGTATCTGCATTAATTCAGACTCTAGTTTCACTCTCAACGAATCAGCCAATTAACGGTAGTGTTACTCCTGTTCCGGTTTTAGCCATGTCAGATGGGACTGTTGTTGTTGCGGATGCTAACGATTCAGATCTTGATGACTTTATTGGATTTATAATTAATGATTATTCATCTCATACGCCACCGGCGTATCTAAACTCAGTGAGTGGTACAGGGACATCTTTGTCTTTAACAGCAAATGCTGGAACGGATAGATGTTTAGTAGTATGGATTCATCAAGACGATGGATCATCATCAGGTGCTCCGTCAGCAGTAAGTTGGAATTCACTCAGTTTAACTAAATTTTCTGATACTACAATAGGGACTAGTAACGTATCTGGATGGAGAGTTGTTATAGGATCAAATGCTGGTGGGACAACTAGTAATATTTCCGTAACAGTCTCAGGTAGTGGAGTAGCCATCTTAGCAGTGGTTTATCAGTATGTTAATCAGACAACTCCTTTAGGAACCGCGGTTACAGCAACAGGAGCAGCTTCATCGGGAAGTATTAATACTTCAATTACTCCTACAAAGTCTTATTCGCTAATTGCTACTATTGCAGCGATGGATGGAACACATACTTTAGATAGCTCTTTTACAGCTAGAGAAGACGAGGAAGGATCAGGAGGGAATAACAGTAAGGTCGGTGATGGTTATTCTTCTGGTCTTTCTTCCGTCAGTGTTACTCATTCTATAAGTCCGAATGCTTCAAATCGTACTATTCATTTAGTAGAGGTACTACCGTCAGTGACAACAAGTGTGTTAGTGGCAGTTGCTGGTGGAGTGACCTTCCCTGGTCCTTTAACAACAGGTAATTATTATCTGCAAGATACAGCTGGCACAATTGGTACTAGTCCAGGATCTACTTCTGTTAGAGTGGGAAAAGCGGTATCGACGACCCAATTATTAATAATACAACCATAAACATGAAAACCATAAAACTTAAAGAAGTCAATATAGTGGAGGTGATTATCAAGCCAGATGATCATATGGTCATAATGTATGACCTTATCACTGAGGAAGGTGAGGCTTTGTTTAGGAAACAGGTAGTTCTAAAGAACGCCGACTTTCCGCAGATAGACAAGCTGGAACGGTTAGTGGAGCAATTAGTAGCTAATTTAAAAGTTAATGAGGGTGTATAAACCTAGTTTGACAGCTTAATTAAAAGTGTTTTATAAGTTATAATAGACAAAAATATGGCAAAGAAAAAGAAAAAGAAGAAGGTAACTAAAAAGACTACTTCCTCTAGTAAGTCAAGCTCTTCGTCGTCTAGTTCTAAGTCATATAATGACAAGCTTAATGATATTAAACAAAAAGCTTTAGCTATTAAGGCTCAATTAGATAAACAGACGACTAGTAATTCTTCAAAAACAGCTAAATACACAACAACGGATGGTCGTAAATTTGTTGACAAAGCTGATGCTACAGCTCACCAACGGGAGTTAAATGCTAAAGGACAAGGTAGAGGTACAACTAGTGATCGTGATGTTGAAGATAATGTTCGTGAAACTAGTGATGGTGAAGAGGAAACGACGGCTGTTACTAAAGTAAAGGGTGGACAATTTGATGATACTGAGTTACGAAAGTCAAAAAGTTTTAAATTATTAAGTGCTGATCAACAGGAAGCAGTTATTAGTGTTTACCAAGCGATTGCTTCCAATGATTTAGATCAAGCTAACCGTTTATCAGGAGCTTTTGATGCGGCTACAGCTTTATCTGAACCTTACTTTAAAGAGGAATTAAGATTGGCTAAAGATGCGGTTGTTCGAGGTTATGTGGCGATTGATGAGGAGGAAGAATTTAAACAAGTTCAATTACAGAATCGTTTAAAGGATTTACGAGAAGATATTTTAAGTCAAAAAAGTTTTCTTTCTTTCGAGGAACAAAGTACTTTAAAAAATATTGAGAAGTCATATCAAAATGAACTTGATGTTACTCAACAAAACTTAGCAGCAACAGGTAAAACCCGTTCTAGTCAACGAGTAAAGACTGAACAGTTTTTAGCTGAGTCGGCTGGAGATTTACGAGAAAGTACAACTCGTCGTTTTGGATTAGAAAGATTAGAGCTTGATCGAAACTTAGAACGAAGTGAACGTGATACACAGACTGAGTTAGAACGTTTGGCTGAGGTAACTAAATCTGATCGTACTGATTTTTTGCGAAATAAAGAGGCTGAGATTGGTAGTACCGCTTTAGCTGGTCTTGGACTTAATACAAGGGGTATAGCTCCACTTGGAAATATTGTCGGAGATATTCAACGTAGACAAATGAGCGATGTCCTTAGTGGTGTTAATAACTTAGTCTTTTAATATGAATCCAAATCGACATTCTGACGAATATAAACGACAGCAGAAGTTGGCTGATATTAAAAAGCAAGCATTAGCTTTACAATCTGAATTAAACAAAAAGGTAGCTCAGGAGAAAAAAACTAAGACTAAGCAAGAGAAAGTAAAAGATTTAAAAGGATCTAATACTTCGGTTAAAAACTTAAAACAATCACCTCAGGAGCGAGCTAGTAGCTTGCAAAATTTCTCATCCGCTCTACAAGATGCCATTGGTATGGCTAGGGAAAAAAGGCAGAATAAGGATCTTGATTTCCTTCAAGGAAAAATCCCTAAAGGGGCAGTTACAGCCGGGCAATTTACTGGCTTGTTAGCTAACCTGAATCAGGCTAGTGAGTCGTTTGCTCGTCCTTTAGCTTCAGAAGCAATTGAATTTGCTCGAATGGATCAAGAACAGGTGATAAAAGAACAAGAGTTTCAACGAGAACAGCAAGAAAAACAACGTCAAGATATTAGGGATCTGGCATTGACCGTGGTTGAGAATGGTGGAAGTAACGAGATTGTTAATGGTATTTTAAACTCTAAAGATTTAGATAGTGCTATTGGTATGGCGGCCGGGGCTTTGAATACTAAGAGTAAGATGAATGTAGAAAAGGTAAACGACCAATTAGTTACTTACGATCCGGCTGATCCAGAGGGAACATTGAAAGTTATTTTTAATGGTAAAACCTCCAGTTCTAAAGGATCGACTACTTCAGGAAGTTCAAGTACTCCTTCAGGTGGGGTAGATATAAGTGATGGCTTTGATTTTATGAAGAAGACAATGGGTGATGTAAAAATTGAGGCTCGAAAAATGTTTGCACCAGAAGTGGCTAATCAAATTATAAATACCTTGACTGATGAACAATTACGATTGTTTATGACTGATTATATAAATGAGGTCAATACTAAACAAATGTCAATAAATCCCTTATCTTTTCTTGCGTCTTGGTCTGGAGAATCTGGACTCAGTGTGAAAGAAGAAGATACTTCTACTGTTCAAAATCGCTTTAGGAAATAATCATTATGTATAAACCAACCAGTTTACAATTGCTCGAAGAAAAAAAGAAACGAGATCAATTGGTTTTTGGTGTACCGAATACAAGTACTTTAACCTTAAAGGGGTCAATGGTTTCACCACAAAGTACTCCGTCTCGAATGGCTGATTTAAAATCAAAAACTACTCCTAAGAAAACAATACAAGAAATAGCTAGTCAAACTAAGCAAGTTTCAGGTCAACAATCGCTTATACCACGCAAGCCAGTGGGAGATAGGATAAGTGCTTCAAAGACACAAGAACGTACTCAATTGTCTAAGACAAGAGAAATTCCTATTGTTGGTAAGATATTGGCTGGTACAGGTAAAGGTAAAAGTGGACTTTATGCTGAAGATACGATTGCTGGACAGATGGAAAGAAAAGGAGTTATTGGTTTCTTGACTGAAGGTTTTATTGCAAAGACTGATCCATCTTTAGAGCAGTTAAACAATCGTATTTATGAACGATATGCAAAAAATCGAGAGGAAGGATTACCAGAGGATAGAGCTATCGATGTGGCAGTACAAGATGTATTTAATACCACAGCTTCAACTGCTAAAAATTTAGCCGATTTAAAAGAACCTGGGGTTAAACTGACTGAAGAAGAAGAAAATTTAGCTAAATGGATAAATTTAAAAGAAAATGTTTTTGCTTTTTTAGATGCGCCTATTTTTTTAGGGAGTACTAAAGGTCTTTCTTTAGCTGGGAAAGAAGCTTTTAAACAATCAGTTGGGGAGGTTAGAGACGGTATCATTACTAGGTTGGAGAAGGAAGTAGTTGATGATGCTACTTTAATCCCTGGAAGTGATCCAAGTCGTAGGGTAGATATATTAAAAGATGAAGGTATTACTGAGAAAGTAGATACTTATTTAAAAGATCTAAAAGAAAATCCAACACCTAGCTTTAATCAACTTAATGAAGGGTTGCAGTTGTTAAAATTACAAGGTAAAGAAGTAGATGATTTTTCAGAAAAGTTAGTTGATATTACTAAGCAGGCTTTTGATGAACCAGTTAGTCAATTACGAAAAGTAAGTACTGAGAGTAAGGTAAATGATGTTTCTAAACAAGAATTACCAATAGATCAATTAATAGTTAAAGCGTCTGATATTAAATTGACTACTAAGAGTCAGAATACTTTAGAAGCATTTAATCGTAGTGAGGGTCAAGAAGTTATAACAAAATTAGATGATAATACTAATATTGAATTAGGTAGTTATGGTAAGAATACTTTTGCAAGAAAGGTTGATAAAGAAGACAGGTTTCCTTTAGAAGAAGTTAAATCTACTATAGAAAGTGCCACCGTAGTTTTACCAGCAAGTTTAAGTGATACAACTTATAGGGCTAGTAATAAAGTATTTTTAACCCCAGATAAAGATGGTTTAAAAGCTGTTTATACAAGAACAAATAAAGGAGGGGCAGAGGAAATTATAAACTGGCATTCTGTTCCTAAAGAAAAGGTTGAAAAATATTTAAATGATATTGGTGTCCCCGACCGGATTCGAACCGGTATGACGAGCTTAGAAGGCTCACAGTTTGTCCGATTAGCTTACGGAGACAATTTAACGCTATCACAACAGTTGTCCAGGGTCAATATGGGTATAAAAGGAGAAATTGCTAGACGTCCTGGGGAAGCTTTGGCTGGTGGTGTTTTTGGCTACGAAGAAAATGAGGAGGGTGATGTAGAAATTGACCCAATGAAAGCTTTTTTAGGTATGGCGGCTGCTGGTTTTCTTGGTCTTAACCTAAAGAAACAACAAGGAGTTTCTGATCTACGTTCTAATCAGGCCAAAAACTTGTCTTCTGATTTGGTTGAGGATACTGCGGTTCGTAACCTTCCTGACCAGCCCAAACTCCAAACTGGAATACCAGTAGAAAAGCTAGGACAAGCAGAATACCCCCTATCGTCTCAAACTTTTTCGGTTTCATTAGCTAAAGAGTACGCTTCAGTAGCAGGAAAGTCAATAGACGAAGCAGTTGATGGTTTAGGACCCACTGAGTTTAGTGTAGAAAAAGTAGGTAAATATGGGGAATTTCGCAAGAATTTTGAAAAAGCCTGGGTGAAAACAGTCGAGGTAGTGCAGGATAACATGATCCGTGTCCGAAATTTAATACAAGATCCTACAGTAAAAGTGACTGATGATACTAATCCCTATCTTGCTGAATTACTTTTCCATGGACGTGTTGGTTTTCGACTAAAAGAAGCTAAGGATAAGTTTGTGGCAATTGACAAAGATGTAGTAGAAACCTCTAAGAAAGTGGGTATTTCTGGTGAAGATATGACCTTATTAGTTAATAAGTTTCTACATGCTAGGCATACTCCAGAAAGAAATGCAAAACTGGGGGATGGTGCTTCGGGGTTAACTAATGTTGAAGCTGACTTAATAACAAAAAGTTTAGAAGCTTTACCATATTCTAGTGAAGTAAAGAGGATTGCTGACCAGGTACAGGAGATGAATAATGAAACTCTTGATCTTTTACTTGAAGCACAAGTGATTGACCGGGAGGCTTATGATGCGATGCGAGATGTTTATAAAAATCATGTTCCTCTTAATCGTATTTTAAAAGAGAATGAGGATGTAGCATCATCTTTAACTGGGCGAGGTTTTGATGTCCGAGGGACGGGAATCAAACGAGCAAAAGGTAGTGATTTACAAGTTGCCGATATTATGGCAAACGTTGTAGTTAATTATGAGCAGGCAATAATTAGATCAGAAAAAAATCTAGTCGATCTAACATTATTACAGTTTGTTAAAGATAATCCACAAGTAACTTTGTTTGAGGAAGTTAAGCCGAAAGTTATTGGTAGAAAATTTGATCGTCCAGGCAAAAGTAATTTAAATCCAGAAGAAGAAGCCTACTTATCTGATCGAGAAATACCCCCTGTAATGGAACAAGATGTTTCAATTCTTAGAGACAAAATAGATAATACTTGGGCTAATATTTATGGTGAGATGGATTATGCTACAGCTGGTAAACGAAAAGACAAGGTCTGGTTAGATGAATCAGGCAATATAGATAAAATAACTTCAACTCGGTCCACTTTTCCTAATTGGGTTCCGGAAGAAGGAGGGTTACGAGATAAGGCACTTTTTAACAAGGTCCTTGATCTACATTCAACTGGTAAGGTTCCTCGAGCAAATGCTACTAGAGAACGAGCCTTACTTGATATAATGGAGGGAGAGATGTTAAAGAGACTACCTTTAAACTTACAAGAAGAAGTCGCTCTTTCTTACTTAGCTAAAGAAAACGAAACATTAGCTTCAGTTTATGCTAAAGCTCAGTCAGCGAGAGGACAACTTATTTTCGAACAAGTTAACGATCCTCGTGTTTTATCTTTACGTAAAAATGGTAAACCAGTACATCTTTTGATTAAAGATGATGATTTAGCTGTTGCTCTAAAGGGGGTAAATCACCAACATTTACCTGGGCTATTAAAGTTTATTGGAACTTTTACTAGACTCTATTCTGGTCTTCAGACTCGTTTTAACCCTGAATTTGCGTTCCCCAATAAGATTCGTGACTTACAGGAAGCGGTAGTATATGCGGGATCTAGGGGTGAGTTAGGTTTTAAATCAGGTATTAAAGGAGCTTTGGATCAACGGTCTTACAAAGATATTGTTGATTTTATGAGTGGTAAAGATACTGAAGGAGCAAAACTTTATCGTCAAATGCAAGAAGATGGTGGTACAACCGGAGGAATGGGACTATCCACCCGTGAGCAAATTGAGCTTGATTTGACAGAAATACGAAACATTAATCGTAGTAACCCTCGTCAGGCTGCGGAAATGTTTATTACAAAGATTGATCAATTTAACACTATTTTTGAAGACTCGACTCGGTTAAGTCTTTATAAACAAGCTCTAAAAAACGGTGTTAGTCGTAAACGAGCAGCTATGATTGCTAAAGAAGCTTCGGTAAACTTTAATAAATTTGGAACTGGTGGACCGGTTTTAAATGCTTTATTCATGTTTGCTAATGCAAGTATCCAAGGTACTACAAAAATGTTACGGGCGATGAAAAACCCTAAAGTGGCTGCCACTGTTACAACCGCAGTCGGAACAGCTGTATTAGCTTCTGGAGAATGGAATGATCGGATTGATCCGGATTGGAGAGATAAGGTAACAAAGTGGGATAGGATAAATTCAATTACTATGGTTCTACCCTCAACTGATGAATCTGGTTTTGATTATGTGTCTATCCCAGTAGGCTGGGGTATTAAGCCAGTTAAAGTTTCTATGGATTATTTATATGACTCAATGGTTGGTAAGGGTCAAGGTTGGCAAGATTCTTTAAATGCAATCGGAGCAGCTACAGTAAATGCTTACAACCCTTTAGGTGGTTCAGATATATTTTCCTCTGTTACCCCGACTATCATGGATATACCGTTAGAAGTTGCGCGGAATAAAGCGTGGCATGGTGGGGCAATAATGCCAGACTGGGATAAAAATGCTCCTGATTCTATTCGATATTTTCCATCTTTACAAGATAACTCAACAGGGAAAATTGCTGTCCAACTTTCTGAAGGATTATCTGGAGTAGGTATAGAAGTTTCTCCAGCTGCTATTTACTATGCTTACCAAGGGTATGTTGGAGGGGCAGGAAGGACAGCAACAGATTTTATTAACACAATAATTACTGCGGGAACCGGTGAAATGCCAGAACCTAATGACATACCAGTTTGGTCAAGATTTGTTCGTCAACGAGACAATGAGGAAATAGGTGAAGCTTCACAAGAATATGAGATGGTAAAGGAAGTTTTGGCTGAACAATCAAAAGATCGTTTCTATTTAAAACAAGATGCAGAAAATACTTATCGACAACTGTCAAGTATGGATGCCGAAGAAGCGGCTAAAGTGTTTGATGATCTTATTGTGAAAGATCCTGAGTTGGCTAAAAAGGTTAATGAAATTATGGATGAAGAAGAACTCGGTTTGACCTACACTCAACGACTCATTAAACAACTTGGAGTAGAGAATGGACAAAGAGCTACTTTTATTGCAAATAAATTAAATAGTTTAAAGACACAAGAAGAGAAGGCCGAATTGTGGGACGAGTATGTGGAAAAGAAGTTAATAACCAATTCCGTAGCTGAACAACTCGATATATTATTAGAAGATTAATGTTATAATTATACCATGGAATCAAAGATTACAAGTGAATACATCTTGACACCAGAAGAGAATAAAGCTCGTTTGGAGACTTATTCTCGGTTGCAAGAAATGATTGACTTGAAAAATGAAAAGATGCCACACTTCGCTGGTCCAAACGGTTGGCGATCTTTTAATGAATATATTGACACTTCGGAAAGAATATTAAATGGTTACACTCCTAGTAAATCAGAGCAAGGAAAAGAAGATTGGCAAAGTAATATGATGGATAACATCACTCGTGCTAAAATGCGAGCAGTAGCCGCTTCGGTTGGTTTGAAAATGCCGGAGATGAAGTATACAGCAGTTAACAAAAATGGTGTCCGATCAAGGCGACGAGCTGAAGTACTATACCAGACAGTAAGGCACTCATATCTTCGTGATAATCCCACAATGCAGTCTTTTCTGGAAGTCTGGAGTATGTTGGCACATGGTGTAGTTTTTGAATATGAAGGTTATCAAACAGGAGGAAGTAAACAAAAGTATGTAAAGTCTTTTAATTCAAAAACTGGGGATATTGAAATTGATGAGAAATATGTTGAGGCTGATCAACGTCCAATTTCAGTTATTGTTAGTCCTAAAGATTTATATTGGTCGACTTTCCATGTGCGAGATATACAGGATCAACCTATTCTTATTTGGCTTCAACGGTACTCTCGAAGTGAATTAGAACGAGAATTTTCTAGTTATAAGAATTATCCTTTTATTAAGGATAAAGCTACTGTTTCTAGTCTCTCAGAACAGACACAAGATACTTACGGATTTAAATACTGGAATAAACGAGTACAGACAAAAGAGTTTGAAGTCTTGCGTAAGTATTCTAAAGAGGATAATGCTTATGAAATTTGGATTAACGGTACACCAATGTTACGTGTGCCTCTATTATGGAGTCATCAAGGTAAGCCTTGGTATCCTTGGACTAAAACAATTGGAGAACCGTTTGCTAATGCTATGAATTTCTTTGTTGGTATTTCTTTCCCTGCTCTCTTAGAGCCATATCAAGAAAGTCGAACAACAATTGTTAACACAATGACGGATATTCTTTACCGGTCTTTGGTTCCACCGATGCTTGTTGGTCTTGGCAATAAAGAGTTATTAGAAGTGGAATCGGAACTAGTTGATAGTGATGATCGTATTTATGTACCGGATGTTAACCAGGTTACACCGATGCCTGTTCGCGGAGTACAACAAGGTGATATTGCTATGCTTGGTATTATGGATCAAGCGATTGAACGATTGTCGATTGATGCTTCACAACAAGGTATTGCTACTCCTGATGTCACAGCAAGGGCAACAATAATTGCTGACGAAAGAGCTAGACAACTTAAAGGAGTCTTGTTCTTGTTCCTGGAAGATTTATGGTTGCAAAAGACACGTTTACGTAATATCACTATTCTTACTCATTACTTAAAAGATAAAGCAAGACGAACAGCGTTTAAAGATCAAACTATTTCAATTGATGATGTTAAGTTTTCTGATAACACTTACGGAGTATTGGACATTCATGTGGCATCATCGGCCAGTAAGCAACTATCTTTGGAAGAAATAACGGCCAGGGAAGAAGCAGCTAAGACTGAAGGAATTAATTACAAGTTAATTTCTGTCACAAAAGATTATCTTGATGGTTGGGAGTATGATACTTTAATCATTCCTGAATCGTTATTCAATAATGATCGTCTTCGACAACAATCATTACTGGAAGAGAAGCATCAATGGCTTACTACTTATTACCCAGAGTACTTTGTGGAGAATAAAGATCGTTATCTTGAAGAGGTTTTGGGTATGTATGGAGAAAGTATTAGCGATATAAACAAACCTAAACCAGTACCACCTGAAGCTAAAAATCCTGATTTGGCAGCTTTGTTGGGTGGGGGTGAAGAATCATCTGAACAACCTCCTGAGCAGTTACCAGTAATAACATAATATGGATAAAGCATATCTCACAAAACTTGTCGCCGACGCAGTAAAGTACTTGGGTGATAAAATAAGTAAAAGCAAAATTCAGCTTGATCTGAATTCTTTAACCATTGAAAAATTACAAAATGTTGACTATCGACAAATAAATCAGGTAGTTAAAGAATTAAGGGAAATGGGAGAAAATCACAAGGGTAACACTCAAGAATTAATTTCTTCTTTAAAAGAGTTAGAAAATTGTTTGAAACAAAACCCTAAAACCAATGGTGGCTATAGTAAAGAGGATAATCGACAAGTATTAATTGCTTTAAATAAATTAAATGATAGTTTACAGACTTTAAATAAAAAAGATCAAAGTAGCAAGGTTATAGAGGCTTTATCTAAGGTAGAAAAAGCAATTTTTAATCTTGAAATTGAGGTAGAAGAACCTGACTTCTCAACTCTTGAAAATGAATTAAAATCATTACGAAAAGATTTTAGTAACTTTAGTCAAAGTTTAACTAAAGGTTTTGATAAAATTGCTGAAAACTTAGGTCAATTACCTAAGACTTTTGATTTTCCTAAAGAATTTAAATTAGATAAAGAGCAACTAAGATCTATTCGATCAAACGGAGGGGGTGGAGTAGTAAGTCTTAGTGGTGATCTAAAGGTTGCTACTAATTGGACCGTGGCTAGAGTTGCGTTAACTAATGCGAACACTGAATATAGCTACACTTTCCCTAACAATACTCAATCATGGACAATGAAGCTACGAGATCCTGGGGCTACTTTATATTATTCTTCGGCAACTGGTAAGTTTCCTACATCTGGTGATAGCACTACTTACATGACAATGTTACCAATTGGGACAAGATCTCAGGATAATGTAGAGTGGAGTGGTAAGACAGTTTACTTACAGTCTGATACTGCTACACAAGTAGTAGAAATAGAAGTATTTACTTTATAATATGAAAAATCATTTAATTGCTTTAGTCTTAGGAGTAGTAACACTCATCAGTGGTTATTTACTTTATCAACATTTTAAGCCTTCCCTCATATCAGTTGGTTCAGAGATGACCGGCTCTGTCTGGTTTTTAAATACTTCTCAACAAATACAATCAGCTTTATCAACCTGGGGATTACGTGTACCATCTCTAGCCAACTGTGACACAATCGATACTAATGGAAGTGGAGTGTTTACTTGTGGTAGTGACGCAACTGGTGGAGGTGGAGGTGGGGGTCTATCCACTACAACTCCTTGGACTAACGGTAACTTAGCCTATGTTACAGGCTTGGGTACCGTCGGTAGTGTAGCAACTGGTACTTTAACGGAAACTGTAACAGGACTAGAATTTGATGCTACTAGAGGGCTTGTTGGAGGTGCGGCGGTTTTGTCACTTTCTTCTGGATACACGATACCTACAACTACGGGATTATCTAATCTCTATGCTAATAGTCATAGTCCTGTCACTCTATCTGGGGCTTTAGACTATATAACTCTTGTCGGTCAAGATATTGTTCGAGGGGCAATCAGTTTAGTTGACGACATTACTGGTGTTTTAGGACTAGCTAATGGTGGTACTGGATCGAACTTATCCGACCCTAACGCTGATCGGATCATGTTCTGGGATGACAGTGCTGGGCAGACAACCTGGCTAACCGCTGGTAGTGGACTCTCTATTTCTGGTACAACAATGACTGCTACAGGGGGTAGTGCCTCTTCAACAGCCTCAACCTCGCTGACGGTTTGTTCACGAAGTGTTTGTGATTATGTGACCGATGGTGCGGCCGACGAAGTACAGATCAATCAAGCTCTTTCCGCCGCTTCCACGACTGGAGGAATTATCCAGTTATTTAATGAGACTTATGTTATTGCTGCACCAATTGTCTTAAATGGTGAGACAGCTAATGATACAGGGAATCCTACCATCCAACTGAGAGGTATGGGTATTGACAGTACAATCCTTGACGCGGCTTCAAATGTTAACGTTATTGAGTTACGAAAAGAGCCTAAATTTGTTATCGAGGATATGACCTTACGTCCAGCGGGATCGGGTTATGGAGTCTACCAGGTTGCCGGAACCGAACGAGGAAACTGGCAATCAGAGTTTCGTAACATCTTTATTGAAGGAGACTTTTCAACAATGACAGCTTCTTCTTGGGGTATGTACTTAGAGTCACCTTTCCGAATGAGATTTGAAAACATCGAAATGAACGGCGTGGTTAACGGTATCGCTTTACTTTCACACACTGAAGCGTTTAATCCAGGAAACCTATCGATTGATCGTATGTTTATTGATCTATGGGACAACGCTGTTTCAGCATCTTCAACTGCCTTTAAGCTTGCTGTAGCAACCTCATCTTCAACTGGGGTCAACAACCTTGTGTCAGTTAACCGTCTTGATATTGCTGGAGGGACTAACCTTACTAACTCTATCGGTATTCATATTCTTGGGTCAATCTCAAGCTATGGGGATGCACGACATAATACCTTCACGAACCTTAATATTGAGGATATTAAAAACCCGATAAAACTAGAGCGAGGTAGAGACAATACTTTTATTGACATAAACTATACCCGTGTTCTAAGTGGAGGTACGATAATTTCCCTCGATAGTAATTCACACAATAACTTCTTTGAGAATGTCTACGCGGTAGCACAAGGAGCTAGTCAAACTTTTAACCTTATTACTGACTCTAATGGATCTTCTAACTTGCCTAACCGTCTAGCTCGGGTTGACGGTTTCCAACCGTCCAGTGTGACTATTAACGCTAGTCTAGCGGCGAACACAATCCTTGAACATATTGACCTTAGTGGTGGTTCACCAACAATCGATTCGGATATTACTGATCGCAACAATCGTCGTACTTTTGCTGATGTTTTAGTAACTGATGAAGTATACGGAGCAGGATGGGATTCTAGCCTAGAGGTTCCAACAAAGAATGCTCTATACGACAAGATTCAGACTCTCGGTGGTTCAGGTGCAGTTTACCTTGCTACTTCTTCACCTTGGACTGAAGGAAATGTTGCTTATGTAACAGGACAGGGGACCGTGGGTAGCGTTGCTACAGGGACTTTAACCGAGACTGTTTCAGGGCTTGAATTAAACTCAACAAGAGCTTTAATTGGAGGTAGTGCCATTCTTGCTTTAACTTCCGGCTTTACTATCCCCCTAACCGCGTCAACAACTGAATGGTCTGACTTTTTCACTACTCCTTCAGGCCGAATAACAGCAGGTACAGGAATAGACTGGTCTGGTAATACTCTTAATGGGGTATACACCGCCGGGGATGCTTTGACTTTAACTGGTGAGGACTTTGACTTTGATGGGGGTGCATCCCCGGCTGGTGAACTAGGTGGTACTTGGGCTTCACCGACAATTGATGATTCTTTGTCTGTTACTAGCTGGAACTTAACTACACCAACACTAACTTCTTTCTTCGGAACTCCTTGTTCAGGGAATCAATTCCTACAAGACATTTCCGATACTGGAGCATTTACTTGTGCGACAGCTTCAGGCGGGGGAGGGAGTGGTTCCTTATCAACAACAACTGACATTGTTGGTGATCCAGCTACCGCACAAGAGGCAGCTTACCTAACAACTGACTTTATGATCGGTGGCAGTGCTTCAACTTCAGCTGAGTTTCAGTTTGACGATGATGGAGGTAAGTTTATTATCTCCTCATCTTCCGCTAACGCTACAGGGACGATAGAAAGTACTAACATTACTCAATCCATGAGGATCGGAGATGATAGTGGAGTAGGGTTAGAGTACATCTTCTCAGTGGTCGGCGATGCAATAATAAAGGCATATGGTGCTATTACAGAACTGATTATTACAATGGCTGAGACTCTGTTTCAAGGGAATGTAAAAGTGACTGGTACTATGCACGTAGCAACGACGACTTATTATGGAGCGACAACAACGGACGCACTGACAATTGCTGGGTTTAATAACTCGGGAGAGTGGCTACAAGAGTTTTGTACTTCTCCTACAGCGGAAGTAACTCAAGTAGTGGCCGACACACTAAGAGGATGTGGACGCTTTGCTTATCTTGAAGATGCGAACGGCGCCCTTGATTTTACTGTGCCAACAACTGGTACTTCAACTTACTTCCGCTTACGTCCCGGAGCTACTGGGGTCACAACAGCCGCTGGTGACGGTATGGGTATTGGTTGGGCTTCAGGACTGGACTTCGGTGATATTCAAAGGCAATCTCCAGCGATGGAATGGGCAATGAGGCAAGATGCAATGTCAGCAGCTACTTCGACCTTCCTTATTGCAGGAATAACTGATGCTATCTCTGTATCAGCTAACTTTGCCGCCGAACCAGCGCAGGGATTCTACATAATTGCAACAAGTACCGCTAATTTCCAGTTTGCTTGTAACCCTTCTACTGGGGGGACGACTTACATAGATACTGGTATTGCTTCTTCTACTACCACAACAACTTCAGCTAACCCATTTAATCATTTCAGACTAGAGGTCGGGGGTACGTCAAATACAGCAGTAACTGCTATATTGAAGGCTAGAACAGTTACTAATCAGAATATGACCCATATAGGATCCTGTACACTAGATCTTAGTGCCTCAACACAAGCGGTGGCTCCTACAGTAGCTATCGGTAAATCAACAGCAGGGACTTCGCCAGAATTGCATGTTATGTTCATAAAATTCTGGTATCGACATAAAGTATTCTTCTAACATGGACTCTAAGCGTATTATTGCTGGGATTATCGGAGTAACCTTAATCGGGGGTAGTTTAGTACTGGACCCTGGATATGAGCAGGTTGAGTGGAAATACTCGCAGTCGGTTCCACGCTTTGATACACCATCAGGAAATCTAACTCAAGGGCAATATGGAGTGACTGATACAGGTCAGATATTATATAACCGTGATGGTACGGTACGTTCTCTTGATGAAGATCCCGCCTTTATTGATGACCTAGAGGAAAGACAATATCTGGGTGTTAAGTATCAAGATGTCTTTGAGGGTGGGGTAATCGAAGAGGTGACGGCAAAAGATTATGCAGACTTAGAGACAAATGAACGACTACCAGTAAAGACTAAATTTGTTTTAGCGAAAGATCTGGAAGCAGCGATTGTTAATGAAGCGACTAACTTCGCTGACTCTTCCGGTTTCGTTAATTCCTTAACCTTGTCTATCGATTGTACTGAGACTGATCGAGGAGTAGTGACTGGGGTTGCTAATAGGGTATTGAGTGAAATTACCGGAGCAACTCATAATGGAGATGCTATGACTAGTGAAGTTACAAAGGAAAACACAAACGTAGCAGGAGCAATGATGTTTTCTCGGACAGCCGCTGACTCAGGGACAAATAATGTGGTTGTCTCTTTGTCTGCTTTTCGTCTTTTATCTGTCTTTAATATCTGTCTTTCAGGGACAGATCAAACGGACATGATTGAAGCCACTGGTTCAGATGGGGGTTTCGGTTCAACAAGAAGTGTCACTCTAACAACATTAACCAACGGGGCTTGGGTTATGTCAACAATTAACTCTCAGGGAACTAGGACATTCACTCCTGACGCTGGTGAAACTGAACTTAATGATTCTGACCACTCCGATGGTAGCCTTGGAGCTATTGGTGTCTCATATTTAGAAGATGCTGTTGCCGGTAGTGAGACTATTGGCTGGACCATATCATCAAGTGACAATGCTGAGATGGTGGCGGTAGCAATAAAACCAGCGTCGGGAGGTGGCGGAGGAGGGGAAGCAATCACCACACCTTCATCCACACTAAAAGGTGGCTTACAAGTCAAGGGGGGTGTTATAATTAAGTAACATGGAAAATTTCACTTTTCTCGAATCACTCACGATAGTACTCATCGCTCTTCTTTTCTTTAAAGAAGAAATTACTCCTTGGATAAAAGAAAAGCTAGGGATCAGTAATTCTAAATCTAACGCTACAAAAGGACAGGTAGACGAACTGGCGGAATATGTTAATCACAGACAGACGGAGATCTTAGAAGCTCAGACTCGGATCTTGGGTGAAGTTAAGAATGAGGTAACCAATCACAGTAAGACCCTGGGTGAAGTACATAGTGAAATAAATAAAGTTGGGCGGAAGCAAGAAGAATGGGAAAAGTATGGAATACCAGTAAGGACTCGTTTATGAAATACATTTTCTATACAACTTCAAAATCAGCTTTGGTAAAACAACAAGCTGATTACTTTGCTAAACAGATTAGTCAAACAAAAGGACGAGAAGAGGTAGAAGTGGAAGTAGTTGTTAAAAAACCTTTTAAGAAGGTAAAAACAACAAAGGATAATGATGGTGACACTAAATTTGTCTGGTCTTGGTTTAGAGATAATCTACCTAAAAAAGACTATGACGGAGTGATCTTTCATTTCACCCCTTACTATCGCAGACTTTGGGGTATTACTGAAAGTTTAAATGGGGTAAGGAATGAGAATAACCGTGAACATCCTGAGTTTTGGGTTTGTACCGATTTAGATACTAAAGCTAAGGGTTATCCTGATAATATAACCAACTTCCTACGTCTTCTTTTTCACGAACACGCTCACTTTGATGAAGACTTAGACGATGAGGTAGGTAATGTTCTAACCCAGATGAGTGTCCATAAGTGGGATTATGAATTAAAACAAATACATAAGTATCACTTAATGGTGGACTACCGAGGAAGAGCGTTCAAAAATAAGGTTAATCAGATTTTTAATAAGGTTATTAAGTTAGCTAAACAATATGTCTAAAGTCTATCAACAATTACAAATATTTCGGCCAATGGTTGCTAAGAAAATCACGCAAGGCTGGGCTGAAAATCTAGCTTGTCGTGATAATAATGGACGAATTTATGGTATATCACGAGGTAAAAAATGCCCTGGACAATCTTTTTACGAATCTATTGGTATGCGAGGACATAACGGTTTAGACATATCAGCTACTGTCGGTGAAGACATCTACCATAGTGCCACATTCCCCGGTTACTGGCTAACTGAAGTCGATCAAGCTGGGGGAATCGGCGTTGACGTGGTCTCAAACGAGCCATTATTCTTCCCTTTTCCTATCCCTCCAGAACTATACAATACTGCCGTACCACATGAACAAGATGGCATAAATGGGTTTACCCATCATGTGAAGATGCGCTATTGGCATCTCCATAAGGCTCTAGGGTACAATAAAAAGCAAATAACTTGTGGTGAGACTATTGGCTTAGCTGGTAATACTGGAGCTTCTTCTGGTCCTCATCTACATTTTGCCCCCAAATGGTGTATGTCTGACGGACGGGGTGTCGGGCAAAGTAATGGATTTGCTGGAGCGTTTGACCCTACTCCTTATTACCGGCATGACTTTACCGCCAAAGAACATACTGAGTTATTAGGAGAAAAGGTTGTACCCTTATCAGATCAAGAGTACAAAGATGCAATGCAAAGTCTTAGCTTAATGCAGACTTTGTTAATCACTTTAAAAAAATTATTAAACAATCAATAATATGAATTTTGAAAAATTTATCACTTCTTCAAGTGATCCAAGGAAGTTGAGTCTAACGGTAAAAGGATTCCTCTTAGCTATCCTACCTATCATTCTTGCTATAACTGGTATGACTGAAGGTGAGGTACAGCCAATTATTGACGTAGTAGTTGATCTAACTTTCTACTTGACATCTATAATAGCTGGTGTTCAAATGTTAATCGGTCTAGTACGTAAAGTAAAGCTTGGTCGTTGGAGTGCTAAGGAATAAGTGTTATAATATAACGGTCAACCGCAAAGTGGTGGTTGTGGTTGATAACATATTTCTACGTTGTATCTAAAATAGTCCCCTTCTGGGACTTTTTTAGTTATCCCCACCGTAGCTTAGGTAAGCTATAGATATGGTATAATAGAGGGAGGTCAAGATACGTCTTGGCATTAGTAGATAAGATCAAATAGTATGAAACAACGAGATACCCGTGGACGGTACAAGAGAGTGTATCGTAAAGGGACTCGGTGGGATGCTATGGTTTGCATTGGGTTATTTGGAGGGTTGTTGTTAGGTTTACTGTTCGATACATTGAACCAACCAGCGATACAGACTGTATACGCTGAAGAAAAAAAGATTGTCGTAGAACCAGAAGTAGTGTTGATTGAAATTGCTTGGGGTGAAGAAAGTATTATTAAGAAAATTAAAAATACTTTCCCTGAAGATCCTGAGACAGCAGTTAAGATAGCTAGGTGTGAAAGTGGATTGAAGATGATCCAAAGTAATCATCTCCATAATGGTGTACAAGAACCTTCTTATGGGATTTTTCAAATTCATAAGCCATCTTGGGAACGTAAAGCTAAAGAATTAGGTTACTGGAATTACCAAACAGATGTTGAAGAAAACATCAAAATGGCTAGGTACATCTATGATAACGCTGGTAAAACTTGGAAAGACTGGAGTTGTTACACCAAGAAAATGATCTAACTAAAAAATCCCCTAGAGCAGGGGATTTTTTAGAATATGTTTCTTTTAAGCACTTTTATTAGGTCTCCAAATGTTGAAAGAACGCCTGGGCTATCCAGGTACTTGATTATTATATCACCCCTCACACGCGGTACATACCTCTGGAGCCTTGTGGATAACTACCTCTTTATACTGAAAACCTTTTGTCTCTAAGTCTTGGTGGTATTGTAATTCTTCTTCAGTATTGATCTTAATAATTGATTCATCTTTTTTAGGTGATACTCTGACGTATCTAGTGTTTATTTTTAGCATAGACCTTTATTATAGCATGATGAAAAAACCCGCCTAGGTGGCGGGTTGGGGTTGAAGGGGGAGAGTCTTGCGAAAGAAACTGTCGGCGCACTTCGGGTTGCAGAAGTTCACCACACCGTTGTCTTCGCAGATCACCTTGTATGGATAGCTGGCGGGACGTTGGCAATAGAGACACTTCGGGTCTTGTTTTCGCATGGAAGAACTCCGTGGTTTCCACTACTATTATAGCACTACTATGGTAGAATTAAGGGAGGTGGTTGGTGTTCTGAGCACTGGTAGAAGATGGGGTTACTGCCGTATGTGGACTAAAGTAACGTTCTGCATCCACCGACATTAAGAACATACTACCAGTGCTCTTGACATCAACTTTGCTTTCCTTCTGGGAGAAAAGACGTATTTCTCCCACAAGGATGGCAACGGGGACGTAGCTCAACGGTAGAGCGGGCTTTTGAAAGCAGCCGTGTGCCCTGTTCTAGACACCACGTCACACATGAGTAGGTTCAACTCCTACCGTCCCCACTAACACAAAACACATATTTATGTGACTGACGTAGTTAGATTTAACATTATTTAAATAAATAACTATACTTAGAGCCATATTCTTATATGGTGGTTGTGTGATTGACTTAATATTGACGTAGTTAGACAATTAACACAAACACCCCTTTCGGGGGCTTGTGTGTTTTTATTTATATCCCACTTTCTAGTTCCGTATCAAGTCCCTAGAAAGCTTAATGCTTGGGAAATTTAAGCCGTACTATGCTTGCATTAAAACAGTCGTGCCGAGCCAATCCTCTTGTTGATACCACTAAGACTGACGTGTGAGGGTATTATATCACCCTCAGCTCTTTGGCGCACTTAGTACAGATCAATCCATCTTTATAGGTATAAAAGATATACCTAACCTCTTCCTTAGAATAATAATACCCACTTCTAACCTCACCGTTATTATTGCATCGGGTACATTTCCCCCTTTTTTTAATGCAGATGCCGTTCATACAATGCTATAATTATAAAGGAAAACCCAGGAGGTTGCCATGCAAGTCGATACCATGACTGATGGATCTTTCCGCTTCACCTTCCCTAAGACTGAAAAGCGTCTCGGTATTCAGCTCCTCAGTGTCATCACCTGTACAGATGAAGACACCAAGGAACAAATTGAATACGCTAAGTACCGCATCCTTCTCGCTGGTGTTCTTACCGATAAACCCACTACTGAGCCTCCTTCTTAGGGGGCTTTGTTTATGCTGGCATCTCTTCACAACAACGTCTACACTCGAAAGTGTGTAGGTTTTTGTCTACACGCTTCATCCTCCAATCATGGCCGAATAAATAGCAAATGATTTTTTTCATATTTTATTACTCTTTATCTACTAATCCCTTGGACTTGAGGGTGGAGATAACGTCTTCAAAATGACTTATCATGTAGTCAATCCCATCTTCACCTGTGTCTCCATGTCGTGCTGGGTTGTATTCTTGCCACCTGTCCCTTATTTCTTTTTGGATATGCTCCACCGCCTCCTGTACTTGCTGTTGGGCTACGATTTCCATTCGTGATAGAAAGTAATCACGCATTTTGTAGGGATTCATTTCCTTTTGCTCTTTGTACCACTCGTCGAAAAGTTGCTCCTCAATACTCTTGTGTGTCACTCTCGAAAAGCCACTAGCTTCTGGTGTTTCAAAAATTTCTGATGGTGTCCTACTCTCATCTGGATCCCCTACATCACATGGTTTTTTACATCCTAAACAGACATTGTATTTAGTAGTGTCTCCTTCGATCATGTAAGTCCTACCGCAACATAATGATTTTCTTGGTGTCATATTACAATCCTCCCTTAATAATATCCTTATAAACTGTATCACTATTGTACCACTCACCCGCTGACCAGTAGAATGACTTTACTACCTCATTGTTAGACTTTAAGCCGTTAACAAATGGTTTCATGTTGTCTACCCAGTTTTGCTTTGGTGGTACGCCAAACTCAGTAATAGCGATCTTCACTCCATGCTTCTTCGCCCACGCTACTACATAGTTTAACCTTTCGACGTGTAGTTCGGCACTTTCATTCGGGTCATTTGGGTGGCTAAATCCAGTGTTACCCTTGTTAAAGTAATTGTGGAAGACGTAGACGTAGCGATCACCCTTAAATGGTGGAACCATATCTTTCTTCCCGTCGGCAAAGTCGTCCATACTAGACCAATTAAACATCGGGATAGCGATAGTCTTATTCCAACCAGTAGCTTCTATGGCTGGTACTACCTCTTTAACCCAATTCCAGTAGTTGTCATAGCTGATATTGCCACTGTGAGGCTCGTTATCTATCTCCATCGCTTCTACTGTGCTGTCATTCTTAAACAAGTTAGCTAACTCTACCCGACTAGCCGTGTTTGGACTCCTTCCGTAATCATGAAAGTCTAACCAGACCTTACCATTTACCGCCTTAGCATGGTTAACATTATCAACGATATACTGCGTATACGCCCCTCCTAGACGTTTAGTGATGAATGGTACTCTAAAGGTCTTAAATCCAGCGTTAGCGAGTCTCTGGTACTCTCCTAGGCCGTTTGACTTGTAGTTTTGGTTATTGGCCCCTGGGATTGTCCCTTCGGCAAACTCTAACCCTGCTACGGCTATCCCAATATCTGAAGAGATAGGTTGAGTAGGGGTAATTGGTGGCTTAGGTGGTGTTGTCGTAGCCACGGGCGTTGTAGTCGCTACTGGCTTAGGCGGGGTAACAACTGGTGTAGTAGTAGCTACGGGGGTAGTGGTAGCAACGGGTGGAGTGACCACGGGTGGTGTAACTACTACTGGTGTTGGCTCATCTTCTTCCTCCTCTACGATCTTAGGCTTATTATTACTCTTCTTTTTCTTCTTCTTTTTAACTTCTTCCTTCTTCTCTGGCTTTGGTGTCCAGTAAGCGACTGAGTTACTGTTATAAACGGTTTTTGGTACGGACGCTGTTACCTTTGTAACTGTCTTTTCCTCAGTAGTTGTTGCGGTACTAGTAACAACCTCAGTAGTCGTCGTAGCGACTTGGGTTACTTCTGGTACAGGCACAACTACCATTAAGTCGGTCGTGGCTAGTTTATAAAACGGTATTAGACAAATGATAAAGAACAACAACGAAAGAACTTTTACTATTTTCATATAAATATGATGGTGATAACCACGAAGGCTATCAAAAACTTAATTATTAACTTCAAATCTTCTCTTTTTTCCTTCAATTTCGGTAGTATCCGCCAAGAAATGCGTGATATGCTGGCCAGAGATCATCATTGCTTTTTTTATCATTTTTATTATGGGAATCATCACAACCAATGCAATTGTGGCAATTACTACAACTATTGCAACCATGGCAAAAATGGCAATTATGACAATCAATACAACTATGGCAGTCATAACAACAATAGCAACCCCAAGAATAGCTACAGTCGCTACAATTCCAACAGGCTTTATTGGTCTTGTTCATTTCCTCGTATGTCGTATAATCTTGTGCAAACGACTCACTTACCCCATTCTCTTTTTTGTCTTCCCTTTTCAGGAAATCTGAATAGGTTTTATAGATTTTTGTTTTCATGTTATTAAGACCACTACGATTATTACTAAGATAATAATTACTACTAACTTCAAATCCTCCTTCTTTCTCTTCAACACTTCTTCGGACAACCAGCAAGGGTCACAAAGTCCATCGAAGTGTGATTTTTCTATTCCACATTTTTTGCATAACATGTTTTTTAATTACCTCTAAAGTACCACCTCTTAACTGGGTTACTAAAGGAAAGTAACGGCCAAATCAGAGTTAGTATCAAGACATCCACAAACCTCATTTCTATTCCTGGATCAATACAACTATAGAGCCAAAAGATAAAGAAGAACAGTCCACCGAGAAGCAAGTAAATTAAGAATCCATAAATTAAGATACATTCCATATAAGTTAGACATTGTTAATTACCCATACCCATCCCCATCCCCATCCC